AGCGCGCGCGAGGGTAAGCGCCTGCTCCAGGCGGTCGCGGTCCGGCTGCTCATCGCCGAGGAACTCGGCCAGGCTGGCGACGCTCAGCGGCAGATCAATGCTGGGGGCCTCGAACGCTTCGTTGACGGCAGGCGTCGCCGGGTCGTCCGCCTTGAACTGACCGTCGTCGGTGCGGGCGCGCTTGCGGGTGGCCATCACAGTTCCTCTTGGTTGGCGAACAGAGTGGCCTCAGCCACCGGACAAGTCTCCCCAGTCTGCCCGTCTGGAGTGATGCGACCACCGGGATAGGCGCCGCTCTGCCCCAGCGGGTCGTCGCCGTCGATGACGTAGGGGTTGGGGCCGTCGCGGAACGGCGTGAGGTAGGTGACGGGGAACTTGAGGGTGATGGCGCCAGTCGAGAGGCTGCCATCGAACTCGGGATCCTCGCTGCTGGTGCTGTGCGGGCCGATCTCAGCAGACTCGAAGCCAGGGATGATCCAGCTCTGCAGGGCCGCTTCAACATCAGCCGCCATGCTGTCCAGGTCGGTGTCGATGTCGTCGAAGCTCTGCGCGACGCAGATCACGGAGACGGTGCAGCGGCGCTGCTCGTAGCCGTTCCAACCCGAGATGCTGCGGCTCTGAACCTCTTCGGTGTCGCGGGTGTGGACGATGATCGCGGGCAGCTCAGGCTCCTCGATCGGCATGAGGCGGCCGCTGTGGACGCGATCACCTGCAGCGGTGACACCAGCTAAGCGCTGAACGAAGGCAGCGCGCAGCTGCTGGCGGGGATGGGTGCCGGTCATGGGGTGAGGTTACCTGGGGCTCCGGTGGTAGGCATTGCGACTAATCGCGTGGTGCTGGAATTCATCGCGTCACACCGTTAAGAACAATGATCCAGCCGCGAGACTTGAGAGTGCTTACTGCTGAGCTGATGCTTGGCGTGCCGCTACTGGCGTTGTAGTCGATGGTGATGGTAGCGCTAGAGCCAGAACCAGATGGAGACCTGCCAGAGGTAGCGATGCTGTTGAGGATATTCTCTACGCTCGTAGCAGACAGCGAAGTACAGCCATACCAAGCATAATAAAAACAGTTGTTCCCAGGTGTTGCGGTCCAGTTATTAAAGAAATTAGCGGGGAAGTTTACTAAGTTTGAGCAGCCAAACCAAGCAAAAGAAAAGTTGGTGACGCTGTTTGTCCCCAAAAGCGGAAAGCTTGTTAGTCCTGTGCAGCTAAGCCAAGCTGAGTTTACAGCTGTTGCGCTTGACATATTAAGCGCGGGAAAGCTTGTAAGCCCTGAGCAGCCTTGCCAAGTACCAGCAAAACTGGTCCCGCTAGATACATTAATTAAAGGAAAACTGGTTAGACCTGAGCAGTTGCGCCAAGCACTGCCGAAATTCGTGCCGCTAGACGTATTAAGCAACGGAAAACTGGTAAGGCTTGTGCAACCGTTCCAAGCGCTTGAAAAATCAGTAACGTATGACGTGTTTAAACTTGACGATACTAAAGAGAGTGAAGACGTAGTGGTAAACGAGCTACCAAGGTTTGTGCCAAAGGACCACCCCGGCGGTGTGGCACCAAGAGATACGACTTCTGTGTTTGAACTGTTTGTTGCGTAATCAAAACGCGGCCAGAAAACACCGCTGTTTAGCTTGACTTTAACCGTGTAGCTTCCGCTTGATGCGTAGATGTGTGATTGTACAAATGTGCCCGTTGCTGAGACATTTGCATTCGTCTGACCGTCGCCCCAGTCCACGTCGTAATTACAGGTGGAGGCTGTTCTAAGTGACCAGTTACTATCAGTCGTTGTGATCCCAATGTCCCACGTCGTCAGAGTGGGTCCAGTGATAGCAAACTGATAGCTATTGATGTAGACGACGCTCATGGTTGCAAGCGGTAGATCGTGTTTAATTTGTACTGTTGCATCAGCTCTCCTAGCTCCGTCAACTGAGCATCGCTCAAAGTCATCTGCCTCAGCAAAAGCCAGATAGCGTTCTGCATCGCATCTTGGTTCTCGCGGTAGTTCATGCAATCTTGGATTGCAGAAACAAACACCGCCAATGCACGAGCTAACTCTGCTGTTGCAGGTGCCGCCAGCAAGCCTTGATACACATTGCTGCTGAGCAACGCAAAATAGAAACTTTGGTAATCGAGCGGAGGCGGTGGTAATTCAACGACTTCCCAAGTCCACTGCCACTCACCAGCAGCAAGATCGACTGCGCGAATCTCACGGAGGAAGTAGGTGCTCTTGTCGTAATCAGGACGTTCTTGCCGCACAACACGCAGCACCTGATAGCGCGGATCCAGCCCCTGCACAGGCTCATTATCAGCCCGTGGGTAATCGAGCACCTTGCTGGTCTCGAAATCATAAAGGACAAAATTCTTCATTGTCTCAGCCCCTTGTGACATAGAGAGTCACCTTGAGACCAGCTCCGGCGACCGTAGAACCGATCTGATCAATGTCGATGCTGATTACTGCGCCTGATGCCAGCGCTGAATCGCTGATCACTGGAGGTGTTGCAGCGGTTGAGCTGCTGCTTTCACCTGCATCAATCGAGAGCTTGGTACTCAGCACCGAAACGCCGGCCTCGTTAATGTCCACCACCAGCGTGCTGCCCGTGGGGGCGGTGTTCACGTCAGCCTTCACCGCAGTCAGTGTCCCGGCATAGGGCATCGTAAATCGAGCTTTATTAGTGCCGGCAGTCAGATTCGATGTTTCATCGCTACAGGCGATGATGAATACATCGCTAACAGTTAGTGTTTGCCAAGAGGCGTCGTAGTCAGTGCCGCTTGTCTTGCGGAGATACTGACCAGTAGTGCCGCCTGCGGGGATGCCCACGCCAGGGGCTCCATCAGCGCCGTCCGCTCCCGGGGCTCCATCAGCGCCAGCGGAGCCCTGGGGGCCGGTGGGTCCTTGCGGGCCAACGAGGGAAGCCAACCAGTCGGCCTCGGAACCAACGAATCCACCTGCGACAGCGAGCTCGTAGGCACTGCTTCCGTCAGCACCGTCCGTGCCTTGGGGGCCGTCGAGGCCGTCTGCACCGGCGGGGCCGGTCGGGCCTGCAGGGCCTTGGGGGCCGACCAGCGAGGCCAGCCATTCGGATTCCGTTCCGCTGAACCCACCAGCGACGGCCAGTTGATAGGCGCTCGCGCCATCTGCGCCGGGAGCTCCATCTGAACCGTCGGCGCCAGGAGTGCCGTCCGCCCCCGCCGGACCCTGTGGGCCAGTTGGGCCGGCTGGACCGGTCGCTCCAGTGGGGCCAGCGGGACCAGCCGGGCCGGCGGGGCCTTGAATCGGCCCGGCGTTCACCCAGCCGGTTCCGTTCCAGACATGCAGATCGCCAGTGGCCTCGACGATGTAGCCGTAGCCGATGGTTGACGTGCTCGGAAGGTCGCCCACGCTGGGGACGGTGCCCTGCAGAGCGAGGCCGGATCCGTCCGCGCCAGCGGGACCTTGCGGGCCTTGCGGGCCTTGCGGGCCTTGCGGGCCTTGCGGGCCGGCAGGGCCAGGTGCTCCATCAGCGCCAGCCGTACCTGGTGCTCCATCGGCCCCGGCAGGACCCGCAGGACCCGCAGAGCCCTGTGGGCCTGGTGCACCGTCAGCCCCGGCTGGGCCAGCAGGACCGGTGGCTCCAGCAGGACCGGCTGGGCCTGGCGTCAGCTCGATTCCTTCGATGGCACCCTCGAGCTTGTCGAGGTTGCCGTCATGATCGGCCGCCGTCAGCGGTGCGTTCTTCGTCGAGCGACGTACGAGATTTAGCGTCATGCGGCAAACACTCCAGGCTCAAATACGCCTTCGACAAACACGCCAACACCAGGTGAGCGGTGCAGCATTACGAGCACACCGGTGTGCCCATCAGGCTGAGCATCGCGCACCTTGTAGAAAGCGCCCCGTGCTTCCACCTCATCGCCCTGCTGCAGGCGGAACGGAAGATCGTCTCGCCGCAACAGCAGCACCGGTTGCGCAGAGCGGACCTGGATTCCAGTCTCCGGGTCCAGGCCAACATGCGCATCTTGAAAGACGCCCTGGGCAACCGCTGTCTGGCCGCGATGGTTGAAGGTGAAGGGCTCACGATCGCCCATCACCCGCACCACCGCCGTCAGAGCACGATTCGCCAGATCAGGGAGCATCAGCTTTTTGCCAGCGTGTGGCCGTAGATCTTCAGGTGCACCATGTCACCGTTGACCGCAGTGATGTCGCCCACCACTGAGTCGCCGCCGCCGTGCTCCGTGACCCACTTGGCCGCCAAATTCCAGTGGGCATGATCGCCTGGAGCGATCACTGCAGCAGGGTCTTTCGGAAACTCGAACACCCCACTGCAGCAGATCACACCGGTATCGTTGGCGGCAATGTCTGTCACAGCCACGCCAACCACATCACCCAGGAGCACGAGCTCGCCGCCCGCGTAAGCGCTCGATGGTGTGACATCGAGATACTGCCCGTTCTGGATGAAGTTGCGCATGGCTGGTCAGCCTCAGCCGATCTTCACGCGAGCGATCGCGTCAGTGGTGGCCTTGGCCGCCAGGAACACGCCGATCTGCAGGTTGGTGCCCACAACGGGCGTGACCTTCTTGGCGCTGTTGTCCCAGTAGGCCAGCGCGCCGACGGCAGCGTCGGTGCTGGCGCCGGTGGCGGCGGTCAGGTCGTAGACGCTCTCGGTGTCGATGTTGATCACATCGCCCGAGGCGCCATCAACGGTGGCGACGCCGAACAGGCCGGCGCCCACCTGAACGCCCTCGCCGCCCACTCGGGCGTAGGGGAGCGCCACCTCAAGGTAGCGCCCGTTCTGCACATGGTTTTTCATGGATCAATTCTCACGGGATGGGGTTCAGAATCAGGCGCCGGTGGAGCGGTAGAAGGCCTGGTGCTGCGGCACGTGGCAGCCGAAGCTGTGACGCAGGTAGGTGGTCACACCGTCAGGATCGCGGCCAGACACAGACTCGATGCTGGGGCCGCCTTCGCCTTCCAGGTAGCCATACACCAGCTTGTCCACGCCGGGGTAGTCGCCCACGATGTAGAACTGCGCAGCGCTGCTGGCGTCCAGTCGAGGCTCCACGATCTTCTCCAGGTAGCCCGAGAAGATATTGACATTGCTGGTCTGGTTCGGAACGATCGTGGTGTTGAACTTGTCGAACGCAGTCTCAAGCGTGGTCGGCAGCAGGATGTAGCGCGGGGTCACATACAGCGGGTTCTTGCCGGTGAAGTCCTTCTGGTTGCGCATCTTCTGACGCGCTTCCGAGATCGAAGCCTCACCGATCACGCCGGTGCCGGTGTTGTTGTGGTTGGCGTGGAACAGCGCCACACCATCGCTGGTGCACTTGGCGTTGCCAGTGATCAGCGCCCACATCTGGTTGGCCTCGAAGGTGGCCACGCCACGACCCAGCACCTGGATGATCCGGGTGATGTAGCCGAGGTTGTCGTTGATGATCAGCCGGCGGCCGACCACCACCTTCTTGCCGTACTCGCTGAGCTTCCAGCTGCCACCCTGCTCCTGCACGGTGCCGGCCTTGTATTCGCCCTGCTCCTTGAGCTCTTCGGGCAGCATCTGGCCGCCCACCTCGATCTCCTTCATCTCGCGGAAGTCGGGCAGGTTGCGCTGCTCCGCGAGGGGCCGCCAGGTCTGACGCTCAGCCTCATAGGCGCCCTTCAGGGTGACGCGCTGGATGCTGGTCAGCAGCAGCGGGAAGTCGGTGGTCGAGTGCATCGCACGACCGGCCAGCTCTTCCTTGCTCATGCCGCGGGTGTTGACGCCAGAGCGCTCCACGCACTCGCGCGCCATGTCCAGCAGGGTGGTGCCCAGATACTCGCGGGCGCCGCCGTCATCCCAGCTCTTGAAGCCGCTGCGGGCCTCCAGGGCGTCGAGCATCGCAGCAGCGCGCTTCTCGCCGTGGTCCTCGGTCACCTCAACGCGGCTGCCCATGGTCTTGGGCTGGCCGGCGTGCGCCTTGGCGGAGAAGGCGTCGATGATCTGAGCGCGGGCGGCGTCGATCGGGGTGCCATCAGCGATCAGCTTCTCGGCGAAGTCGCCATCGAGGCCAGCCTTGCGGCAGGCGTCCATGATGTCGGTGACGCGGCGGCGTTCGCCAGCGCGCACAGATTCCACGTCAACCGCAGGAGCGGCGGCGCGGGTTTCGATCTGGTTCTCGGTGGTCACCGCTGCCTCAGCCCCACGGGCTTCAGCAGGGGCTTCCTGCATACGGGTTTCGTCCATGGGGCTGTCCTTTGAAAGATCAGTCTCGGGGTTCATGATAAGCGGCTCCTCCGAGCGCACTTGGGCTGCGGCATCTGCCGGGATCGGCACGAGCGATAGCTCGTACGGCTCCCAGTCGACGGCGCGCTCCACCGGCACCGGGCCGCTGTCGTCACGCTCCGTCCTGTGCTTGCGGTATCCCACGCTGATGTTGCGCAGGATCCCATCGCGCACGTCCTGGAAGATCGGTTCCACCTCAGCGCGCTTGCTGAAGCGCACCGTGGCGCGGCCTTCATTGCCGCTCAGCCATGCGCGCTCAACGACACCCAGCACACTGCGCAGGCTGAAGTTCTCGTGTGAATCGAGCAGCGGTGCGCCCTTGTTCAGGCGATCCAGTCGCACTGCATCAGGCGACAAGCTCAGTTCTTCGATGTAGTCGCCGCGCGCCCAGTCGCTGCGCTTCACCTGCGAGCCGGTTGTCCACACCACGTCGACGGTGCGCTCATCCACGTTCACCGTGTCGGGCGCAAACATCGCCCGCGTCTGCAGCAGATCAGTGCTCATCGTTTGTTCACGCATGGGAAAAGTTTATGGGGGAGGTCCTGCCGGGGCGGGCTTGGGCGGTGGCGTCGCCTCTGTCGGTGGCTCACCGGTGGGCGGGAGCTCGGTGCCAACGGGTCGCGCCTGGGATAGGCCGGATGCGCTCACCTTCCGCGGGTCGGTGTCGAGCACGATGCCGGCCTTGTCGACCGCTGCGTTCCACTCCTGATACTGCGCCAGCACGTCTTCAGGTTCGAGGCCTTCCTCGCGGATCGCTTCTTGCGGCGGCAGCAGGCCCGCGCGCATCTTGTTGATTGTGGTCTTGCTGTCAGCAGCGGGGTCGTAGGGCTGCGGCGGCGGTGGCGTCCAGTCAGGCGTCAGGCCATCGGTCGCAACGCCGGCCATGCTCGCAGCACGCGCCCACCATGCCCAGATGCGGTTGAACGCCGGCAGCCAGATCTGCTGCTGCTCGCTCACCGTCTGCTTGTTGAAGGACTGCCAGCCCAGGCGGCCGGCTGAGAAGTTGGTGCCAGCGAAATCACCAGTCAGCAGTTCATACGGCACGTTGCAGCCGATGGCAATCCGCAGCAGGTAGATGCGCATGATCTGGTCGATCTCGCCCACGCTCGGCGGCG